ATATGGTTTAGTCACCATATCTGTACATTTATCTTCTAGGAACCCTTTTGGGTTCTAGGATCTGTTTGATCTGTTAGTCTTTACTTAAAACACTTTAGATGTAACATGTATTTGTTGTAGAAAGTGTTAACAACAGTACATGACATGCACTTTAGTGCCTAAGAAGATTCCAGTACATTATGTAGTTATTGCGTCTGCTTCGGGTACCATTGTGATTGTGAATTTGGTACTGCGATGAGCGTTGAGGCTACCTATGTTGTATTGCTTCGAAGGAGTATTTACTAATTAGCAATTTATTGCTATGATTTGAAGGAAAAACGACTTGACACCAGGCAAAGACCGGCTATTTCGTACTTTTTAGTTTAAAGTTCAACCCCCCTTCTATATGTTTTGTCATTTCAAAGAAAAGAAAGAAACAGAAAAAGTATAAAAACTACTGCTCATTTAAAAATAAGTGTTGTTTGTCGGTTCGCTTACCGACTTTTTACATATTTCAGGAAACACATGTTGTGGAGGTTACTGAAGAAGACCATAGTTACTATGTCACTGCATGGGCTAAATTAACCCGGTTCACACATTAGTAGTCAGTAAAATGACGTTAACTATGAGCTCACCCAATTGATTTTATCTTGGGATGCGCGACTATCATTACCATCATTGTTCGATGCTTTATGAGATGTTGCTTTAGAGATTTCTTACTTCAGTGATGCGTTCAAGCATCATACCACTAGGTAAAAGTGCCGAGTGGCGTGCATGGGATACGGAATCCCAGATCCCCAGCTATGGGCTAAATAGCTTTAACAGCGAACACACAACGAATACAAATTATCGACTTACCAGCTTCAAAAGATGGATTTCATAAATTTCGGATTCAATATGCGTCGTTCATGGAACTTCTCCTCGTCAATGAGTGGAAGTAACTTCGATCTAGCGGCACCTATCAAGGTGACCTTCTATGATCAAGACTGGCTCGTGACCTCTATGGAGGACTTATTCACGAAAGTCTCATGTTATCTCAAGCAAGTCAGGCCAGAAGCTTATGCTAAGCATAGTTTCTACCTAGAGCTGAACGGGAACATCCTTAATCGCAGAATGCGACTTCACGAATATAATATTTCGTGGGTGGATGTAAATTATGTAAAGATGCACTGGACACCTCTGAAAGGAGGTGTACATGTGTATCTACCTCCCAACTTCGCCAGACTCGTGGAGGAGATGTTGATTAAACACCCTCATCTTACTCCCGAGGAAGTAATTAAAATTCTGTCGATGCAAGTGCAGGCAGAGAATACGACTGATGAAGAATGGGAAGATCGTCGGCGTAGGGCCAATGCCACCATGTTTAAC